GCAACATCGCGCTATCGTCACCTAGAACACAATGAACGGACAGCGGAAGATGACCATCAGGGTCTTGAATACTCAGCCATAGACAGATGTGGCACTAAGCAGTGATGTTTAGTTAAAAACCCTGTGAAATACTGGAAAGCTAAGGCGTAAGCTATGCCAATCGGTAGGGATGTTCTTAACAGAATGGCCCCTAGAGACTATCCCGAAAGGGAGTACGCACCAAGTGGTGTGGAAGCGCAGGGCAACTCAAGTAGTTGATGAGATAGTCCGATCTTGCACGAAAGTGTAAGCTGCAAGTAATGTTGCGGGATAGACCTAACGAGTCTATTTGAACCATTGATATTTTGACGAACTTGGTCGCTTCAACAGAGAGGCATTCTTTTACATGCTCTCTCGTATGCGTTCAAATGCAGAAGAACAATCAGTCTGTAGAGCAACATGTAACCCGGAGCCAAAGGAAGCTGAGGGTGGTTGGTTACACGAGTTCTTGAAAGGGTTTTACCTAGATGATTACGGATATCCTATTCCTGAAAACTCCGGCAAAATTCGCTGGTTTATATCTGATGAAGACGGTCATCTGGCTTGGGGCGATTCAAGGGAAGAATTACAAGCGAAATATGGCCTAGATTGTGATCCAATGAGTTTTACATTCATCGCAGCGAACATCAAAGACAATCCCGTCTTGTGTAAAAATCAGCCCTCATACCTAACTGCACTGAAGAACCTCGGACGTGTTGAAAGGGAGAGACTTTTGTACGGCTGCTGGGATGTATCCCCACAAGGTTCTGGTTACTTTAAACGTGAATGGGTTGACTTTGTAGAGCACAAGGATGTACCAAAAATGAAAAAGGTAATCCGTGCATACGACTTGGCTGCTTCTATCAAGTCAGAAATTAACAGTGACCCTGACTCAACGGCTTGTGTAAAGATAGGTATTGGTGAAGATGGTTATATCTACGTACTAAATGCAAAAGAGATTCTTGCAAGACCTGCTGGCGTGGCAAAGTTGATCCAAGATACTGCCGAATATGATGGCAGGAACGTACCAATAAGCATCCCGCAGGACGCTGCCGCAGGTGGTTTGATCCAGTTTGAACATTATGCCAAACCTTTAATCTTGGCTGGCTATAAGGTAAAGCGTTCCAAGACAAGGAAGGGCAAGCTTGAGAGATTCTCTGGTTTCTCCAACGCCGCTGAGAATGGTATGGTATGTATCGTGAAGGGTGACTGGAATGATAAGTACATATCGCAGCTTGAGAACTTTGACCCAGAGAGGCGCAGGCAGCACGACGATTTCGTGGATTGCACATCTGATGGCTACAACTGGCTAATCTCCGGCAAAAAACTCCCCGAAAAATTCAAAATCCCATCCCTAACCAAAATGAACGAGTTTGCAAGCAGAATGTTCTAGCCAAAACAATCCAGTCAAAAACTTGACACTTCAAACTAAATAGTGTCAAACTATTGACACGTACATATCATATCTCTACTATGTAATCAATCGAACGGGGCGGCTTATTCGCCCCAACTTATTTCGGAGGAAACAATGGCAGATAAACGAGCCACAATTCCTCGTGAAATTGGACGAACCGGACTACGTTACACCACGAAGAATATTGTCGATGATGAACTGGCACCAGAACTACGCTGGCCTCATTCTCTAACAACATTCGACAAGATGAAATCTGATCCACTGGTTTCCGGCTCCCTTATGATGATCAAGCAGTACATTCGTAAGGTGGAATGGGATATTGAGCCAGTTGGTGGTGTCAACGCTTCTGATGAAGATAAAGCTACAGCCGAGATTATCCGTGACGCACTATTCATGAGAATGGCACGGTCATGGGATCAGGTGGTGGCTGATATATTATCTTTCATCGAGTACGGTTTCTCTTTTCACGAACCCACGTACAAAGTGTATAAAGGGAATTTCATCTGGAAAGATTTTCCTTCCCGATCACAGAAAACAATCTCTGGCTTTAAGTTTGATGAACGAGGTAATCTTGATCAAATCAAACAGTGTCCAGCTAATCTAGCAGGATTCACTCCTAAAGCTACAACAGAGATCGAGATTCCTTATTCACGACTCTTACATTTCCGCACTGACTCTGAGCGAAACAATCCTCTGGGACGTTCTATTCTAAAGAATGCCTACTACGCTTGGGACAAGAAAACCAAGCTAGAGTATTACGAAGCTGTTGGTATTGAGCGTGAAATGAACGGTTTGCCTGTATTCCGTATTCCAATGGAATATTTCATGGCTGATCCACAAGAAGATCCAGATCGCTATAAAGTGTTCCAAGACTTCATTCGTATTGGTACTAATGTCCGTAACAATGAACAGGCTTGCTTGTTCTTGCCAAGTGATACGGACGAGACATCTAACAAAGAGTTGTTCAACTTCGATCTTGTGGCAAGCCGTGGTACACGTTCTATTGATACATCTAAAGTGATTGAGCGTTACGATTATCGTATTGCACAGAGTATGTTGTCAGACTTCATCCTGATGGGGTCATCATCTAGTGGTTCGTTTGCATTGTCAGATAATAAGATTGGCACCTTCATTCAGACATTAGAAGCCTATCTGGAAATCATTGCTGAACAGTTTAACCGTAAGGCTATTCCTACGTTGTACAAAATGAACGGTTGGGATGATAGCAAAACGTGTAGACTGGTTCATAAGCCAATTGGGGCTGCTAGTTTGGCTGATCTTGGTGGATTCTTGCAGAATATTTCCAGTTATATTGTTGCTGACGCCTCACTAGAAAACGCATTGCGTAAACGTGCTGATCTACCAGAGCGTGACGACAGCAGTACATTCTTGGATACCCCTGTCAATGTCCATCAGGCAATATCTCAACGAATTGGTATGACCAAGAACGCTGACAAGGAAGCTGCTACAGCCTCCCCTCAGGAGTTGGCCGAACAAGACGATGCTTTAGTTGAGGGGCTAATCAAAAGTCTTGATGGTAAGTATTCTGGAGACTCTTGATGAATATAGACGAAGATCTTTTAGATGGTGACTTCGTGTATTTATACTGGATACACCTACCAGAGCATGACGATATTACCAAGCAGGGATATGTTGGGTACACGAAAGACTACAATAAACGGATGAAAGACCACACTTACAGTTACAAACATTATACAGAAACTGGGCAAACTCATCACCCCTGTCTTTATCAGGCATTTGATAAGTACGGTATTGAGAATATGGTTTCTGAAGTAGTCTTCTATGGCGATAAAGATTCAACGTATTCGATGGAAGCTCTGTTGAGAGCGGAGACTTACGTTGGCTGGAACGTTGTCAAAGGAGGCAATGTAGGTAATCGTGGAGTAGCGCTGTCCGAGGAAACAAAACGTAAGATTAGTATAGCCAAGACTGGGCAAAAACAATCGGCGGAGACCATACGTAAGCGGGTGAAATCTAGGGCGGGTTATTGCCACTCTGAGGAAACTAAAGCTAAGATGTCTAAGTCTATCTCTGAAGCTATGCGACTAAAGCACACGCCAGAAGAACGCTCTGAGCGAAGTAGACGTGCTGCACAAACTGCAAAAGCGAACGGGTACGTCCAGACAGCTGAGACACAGCGTAAGAAAAGTGAGGCTATGAAGAAATACGGATTGGCCTCATCTGTCATAGCGAAAGGTCAACAACATTTACAAGATGTTAAGAATGATCTTGGTCAGTACGGTCGAGCCTTCCATCCGAAGCATAAATACTTGTACGAATGTCCCCATGGTATTTTCGGTGAGCTGAATACAGTTGCTGAACTGGAAGGTAAGAACTCACCAGCAGCTGTCAGGCTATTATTCAACTCTGAGGAATCCCCTGAGTTCGTTAAACACAAACGTGGAACTGATGAATACTGGGAATGTTTGAAGAAGCTAAGGGATCTAGTACCTGATGAGGTTCTTGAAAAATATGCCAAGTACGAAGAACGAGTCTGGCAAGGTTACCAAGGGGACGCATAATGATTGATAAAGATAACATGATTAAAGCCCTCTCCGAGTTCATCGAAAAGCATTTTGGTGAGACACAAGCTAAATCAGAGCCAACGATTGAAGTGGCTAAGGCAGTGGATGTAGAGAAGCGGCAAGCATTGTTTGTGGCTCTAATGGCTCACAAGGATGAAACCAGCTTCGATCTACATGGTGATACATACGATGCCGAAGAAGTTGAGAAGGCGTGTCACTCTTATAACACATCTTGCATGAAAACTAATCTGGGCCACGTTGTCATGGTGGATGATAACGTCTGCTCTGTCATCGAAAGCTATATTGCTCCGGTTGATATGCAGATTGGTGATCAGTATGTCACCAAGGGAAGCTGGCTACAAGTGTGGCAGTTTGCTGATGATGACCTTTGGCAAGGTGTTAAAGCGGGTGAATGGTCAGGAATCAGTATTGGCTGCATGGCTGAAGTAGAGGAAATCGAATGAAAGCTAAGAAGCGATTAAAGAATTTCGACTTCTCTGGACAGAACGCGCACATGGCTCTAGTAGACGAGCCAGCCAACGGCATCAAAACACTCATCACTAAAGCTGTTGACATTGATGCGATGACAGATGTCCAGAAGGAATCACTAAAGCAGATCATTAAGTCTGCAAATGGATTTAGCGAGGAAGAAGCTCAGGCTTATATTGAGCAGCTTTCGGCTAAAGATGCTGGCGGGGACAATCCTGTTAGCGATATTGAGAAAGGCAATGTTGCCGACAAAACACTCCCCGATAATCAGGAGAATACAATGAGCGAAATGATTGAAAAGAGTGCTGTTGAGGCTCTTATTCAAAAAGCTCTCGAAGAAAAGCAAGCTGAGATCGAAAAGGCTGTAGCTGAGAAAGAGAGCAAGATTGAAGAGCTGACCAAATCCCTGCAAGCATTTGAGGCCGAAAAAGCTGAAGCCAAGAAAGCTGAATTTGTGGCTAAAGCTGCTGACTTTGAAGTGCTAGGCGTAGAGGATAAAGAATCCTTCGGCGTAGCTCTGATGAAGATGTCTGAACAAGAAGAACTGGCTGGCGTAATGGCTGTGCTGGAAAAGGCTGTTCAGATTGCTAAGGGCGTAGAAGGTCTTGGCGAAATGGGGCACGACATTGAGCCAGAAGAAGAACAGATTAGCGGCGTGATGAAAGCCGTAAAAGCTCGCAAAGAATCTAAGTAATATAATTTAAGAGGAAATAAATATGTCTCTGATCGCTACTCGTAAGCCTCTACTTGGCAATCTGCTTAAGCATGAATATGCAAAAGAGCATGGTTACTGCCGTGAAGTTGTAACTGTCAATATCACAGACGCCACATCCCTGTCCGTAGGTTCTGTACTAGGTAAAGTCACAGCCACTGGTAAGTACACAGTATCTGATAGTGCGGCTGTCGATGGGTCTGAGGTGGCAGCAGCCATCGTTGTAGCCAACACTGATGTTGCAGCAGCTACTGATACTGAAGTTGCCGTACTGGTGCGTGGCCCCGCAATCATTGCTAAACAGGCGCTTGTGTTCGATGTAGCACATGACGCCGGTCAGATTGAAACTGCTGTAGCTGAGATTGAATCTCTCGGTGTTGTAGTTCGCGAACAAGTCTAATTCAGAATAACTAGGAGATACAACAATGGCAGTTACCCACGATCCTCGCGATTTTAACAAGCTGATTGATCTTACACAAGAGATTAACCAGATTGACCGTCAATACAAAATCTTTGACGACAGTCTTTTCGATATGCGGCCTACCACCCAGACCGCCATTCTTTTCGACATTAACGCCACCCAAACCACTCTTCTACCAGCTTCTGAGCGTGGTAGTCGTGGTTCTACCTATGGTAAAGATGATACTGTAGAGACTCGCGCTCTACCACTTGGTTACTTCAAACATAACGATGCGGTAACCCAAGAGGACATCTTGAGCGTCCGTATGCCCGGTACTGCTGACGGCATAACCACTGTAGATATGGCTGTTGCAGACAAACTGGCTAAAATGAATCGACAAGCCTCACAGACACTTGAATACCTAAAGCTAAAGGCGTTGGCTGAAGGCAAGTGTGTAAGTCCTGACGGAACCGTATGGGCGTCCATGTTTGACGAGTTCGGGATCACACGTAGCCAAGTAGCTCTTGACGTAGCAACTTCTACAACTGACCTACCAACCAAGCTGCGTGAAATCAAGCGTCTAGTACGGGCTAACCTGAAGAACGGTGGTTTCTTCAATGGCGTGGATATGTACCTAGCTCCAGACTTGTATGATGCATTTGTATCTCATTCTTCGATGTCTGAGGCTTACAAATATTTCAGCGCCACTGTCAACCCAATGCGTGATGACATCACCGATAGCTTCACCACAGGTGGTTTCCGCATCCACTCACTAGATGGTTCCTTCAAGCTGCCCACCGGTACAACAGAAGCACTCGTTGCAGACGGCACTGGCTTCATCGTACCTCGCGTAGAAGGTATCGCACGCGGATACTATGGGCCTTCTAGCCGCCTGTCTACCACTCACAATCCAAACGCTGTTGAGCAAATGTACGCATGGATGTGGGATGACGGTAAGGATCAGTCTGTAGAAATGTCTGTAGAAATGGCACCTCTGGTCTTCCCGACTGAAGTGGCATCCCTAATCAAGATCACTGCGTAAGCATTCTTGTCCAAAGCCTGTCTGGATTAAGTCTTGACAGGCTTTCAGCAAGTGTGTTTTAATACTCTTTTCTTTATAATTAGGAGGGAGTATGAGAAAAGACATGAGTAATGTTTTACAAGAAATCAATGAGGCTGGTTTAGAACTAGCACAAGATACACTACCCACAACGAGATTAGAGAAGTTTTATGTTGTTTGTAGGAACGGTCACAGACGCCTTATCCACATGAAGGACATTAGACGAGGAAGGTATTGTAGTGATTGCAGGTATGACAACTTGAGAAGGGATCACTGGGAAGTGTTCGATGTGTTACAGTCACACAATATCAGACTAAACGAATCATTCAGGGCAACGCGATTTAAACACTCGGTAGAGTGCGTAGAATGCGGGTACAAGTGGGAAAGCCGTATTGACAGTCTTCTATCTGGCGCACGCGGTTGCCCTTCTTGTGCAGTGCGAGGATTTAAACCTGATATCACTGGATATTTATATTACTTAAAGTTACGAGATGGTGATAACACCTATTACAAGATAGGGATAACTAACAAACCAAAACTCAGAGATCGTTTTTGTCCAGAGGATTATGCCAAAATAACCTGTCTGAGAATGCTCGAATTTAAGGAAGGGCGTAAAGCATTCGAACTAGAGCAGTATTATCTGAACCTGTTTAAAGAACACCGCTATCAAGGCCCACCAATCCTAAAATCTTCAGGCAACACAGAACTCTTTACTCACGACATTCTCGGACTAGACACTCTCAACCAAAAGCCTCTCTAACCAGAGGCTTCTCTACCCGGAGCCTCCCCACACCACACGGAACAAATTCTTCCGGCGTAATATCCAGCAACGACACATCTCCGTCCACACCACCCCGCTGACATATTCTTTTAGGAGGCTAAATGGCTTTTACATTCAATCCAGATTTATCTGATCCCGTCTCTCAAGTAAGATTCCTTATCCAAGATGTGACGGAGGCTGCTCCGTATTTCCAAGACGAAACAATCTCAGCCCTACTCTTGACCAATAACAACCGCGTCCTAGATGCAGCTAAAGGTTTGGCTCAGGCACTCTGGACACAATATCTACACAAAGCTGATGTAGCTGAAGTGGATGATGTTCGTATTGAATATCGCGACAAGGCTAATCAGTTCAAGATGCTCTACGAAGAGCTGTCCAAGCAAGCAACCATTGCTAGATCATCTGGCGTACTGCCTATCTTCTTTGGCGGTATTGACCGAGCACAGTTTGATAATACACGTAATGATAGCACCACTGTCAAACCATCCTTCACAAAAGGTGGTATACAATTCGATAAGCAATTCCCTGAGCTATATCCAGTAGACGAAGAACGCTACTGGCCTAGATAATCGGCTGGCCTATGTAATCGGAGGGAATATGTTTAGAGAGAATATCAAGCGTGAAATAGCAAATGCTTGGATAAGAGAGTTTGGATCAAACCTTACCTCAGTACATTATCAACGAGCTGCTACGGATGGGACATTTGATCCGGTAACTGAGTCATATACAGGCGGTACAAATGGTATTGACCAGACAGTGAATGGAATGTTCCGTAAAATTAAATCCAGCCTTGTTGATAAGCTAAATCTTACATTAGATGATCGCAAGTTCACTATCCTGCAAGATGATCTGACATTCACTCCAGAAGAGAATGATGTATTAGACGGTGAGTGGCGTGTCGTTAAATATGACGAAGATAATGCCAGTGTCTTTTACAACATCTATGTGAGGCGTGTATGAATGGTTGGGATGATCTTGAGGAATGGGTAGAAGAAGCTGCTGAGACTCTTGTTAAGAAGGCTAAGACTGAAGCTGGTGAGATCTTCCTGAAGCAAGTTACTACACCATACGACGCAGGTAATACTCCTGTCCTCTCCGGTAATCTTCTTGCTAATACTGAAGTAGGTATTAACCGTGCTCCTGATGGACAGAATAGTTCTGAAGATGAGTTCGGACGAGAGACCTACTTTGACGGTAGAACCAAACTAGAGTTTGCTGATGCTTGGGACAAGATTTATATCGTCAACGCAACTGAGTATAACATCCAAGCTGAATTCACTGGTTGGAAAACTAAAAAATTTGGTACTACACCACCTTATCGTTATTGGCAAACATCCTACAACAATATGCTGGAGGCTATAAATAAATGAATCTACAGCCTTCTGAAATCCGTTCACACATTATTCAACACATATCTGCAAACTATACAGAGACTCCTGTCGAATATCCGCCTAACCCTTTTAAAGAAAATAAAATTACCGAATGGGTAAGTGTCCATATTGATATGGGTGAAGGCTATACAGTGATGAAGGGGCAAGGCACTACAACAAGACATCTTGGCCTAATTCATTTTGCTGTAAATGTTAAAAGGATTCAATCTGATCCAAGATCACTTGGTACAAGACGTGTCTATGAAATTGCAGATGCTGTGCTTGCTGCAATGGAACGTAAGCGACTAAACGGATCTGCTGTTGTAACTAGAGCAGGACGTGTTGACACATCCGAACTAACAGATAAAACAGGCGAGATTTCTTTTGCCTTGGTTACAATTCCATTCTTTGTAACGTAAAGCATCCTTTGTCCATTTGGACAGATGATCCTCCCTGTAGGTAACAGGAAACAATATATTGTTTAAACTTTAAATCTTCTAGGAGAACACTACATGAGTTCATCTAACCTTGTTTCGGTAAAGTACGTACCGGAAGTTACTTATGATACAGTTCCAGCCAACTCCCTTGATTGGAAATATACACGTTTCACTGGTGAGTCACTGTCTGCCACTGCTGATACAACCACCTCTAGTGAAATCCGCCGTGACCGCTCTATCAGCGATATGCCTCTGGTATCTATCACCACTGGTGGATCTATTGATATTGAATTCTCTGCTGATACTTTCGATGACTTTATTGAAGCAGCACTAGCCTCTACTTGGCAAGCAGATACTCCAGCGATAGGTAGCCAACAGCTCAAGCTAGGTACTGCCGAGTCTTCTTTCTCCGTAGAGAAGCACTTTGAGGACATTAACAAGTTCGTCCTCTACTCCGGTATGCGTGTCGGAACCTTCAACCTATCTATGGCTTATGGTTCTATCCTGACAGGCTCTATCGGCTTCGCTGGTGCCTCCGCATCCACTCCTGCTACCTCTGCTGTAGGTACAGGTTCTGTAGCCTCTGCTACCACTACAGAGGTTCTGAACAGTACTTCTGACTTCGGTACTATTGAGATTGGTGGTGTTGCTACTACTATCTGCCTGTCCTCTATGGACATCAGAATTGATAACTCTCTACGTGCAATTGGTTGTATCGGTAGTGCTACTGCTAAAGATCAGAAGCTAGGTACTGCTAACATCACTGGCACTATTGAGATTTATCTGGATGCGTCTTCTTTCGCATATTACGAAGCAGCTCTGAACAATACATCTACTTCCCTGAAGTACACTGTAACTGATGGCACAGATACTTACGAGTTCTTCCTGCCTAAGATTAAGTTCTCTGCTGATTCACCCGCTGCGTCAAGTCTCGATAGCGACACAATGGTATCTCTGTCTTATACAGCTATGTATGACGAAACTGCACAATCTTCTATTGTCATTACAAAAACCACTGTATAACACTTGACAATAGACATGCAAGTTTGATACTTTAGGGACTTGGGCGGATATTCCGCCTGAGTCACTCTATAAAGAGTTGGCTGGCTGGCGTAGTAGCCCGTTATGCGCTGGCTGGTCATTTTAACGGGTAAACGGGTAATGAGGTAATATAACATGGCTTTTAACATTTATTCTGTAGACGAAGCAAAGCAATCCGAAGGTACTTGGGTAGAGTTTGAAGGTAGTGAGTTCTGCATCGCGTATGCAAACAACCCAACCTTCCTGAAAGAAAAGAAGCGTCTGGAACGTCCATTTAAGCGCCAAATCGAACGCGGTACAATGAACGAAGAAGATCAACGCCGCATTACTTGTGAAGCACTTGCTACTGGTGTTCTTGTTGATTGGAAGAATGTGACAGACGGTAAGAAAGAAATCCCCTACTCTAAAGAAATTGCTGCTGAAGCTCTTCGTCTAAACCCTGATCTGCTGGGATTCGTTGTAGAAGTGGCTGCTGACATTGCCAACTACAAGAAGGAGGACGTAGAAGCGACCGCCAGCAAAAGCTAAAGACTCCCTCCTCTGGCACTTAGAATGGAGTGATAAAGAGGAAATGTTGTGGGCTAGATATGAGCAGACAGGTGATCTGCCTAGTCCACTCCTAAACCGTCCAAGTGTGACACCCGAAATAGCTTGGTACTTGGACGCATTCTTTATGCTCAACAGTAGCCGCCAAGTTGGTATGGCAGCAGGAAGAATACCTTTGTCTGAAATAACTAATTACGCATTAGTGTTTGGTACAATAGGAGACGATCTAAAAGATTTCTGCTCAATCATTACCAGCTTAGATGCTGCCTATTTGGAATGGGTTGACAAGAAAAAACCGAAGCAAGATCCTAAGAAGGGAGTGGCTAGACGATAGAATATCTTTGACGGATATTTGAACGTAGGCTGCTCCCTTTTTCTTTATATACACAAAAGGAAGAGAAATGGCTGACCAGAAAAGATTAGAGCTAGTGCTCGACCCTTCCAAAGCGCAGTCGGGGGCTAAACTAGCTGTTCAGGCTGTTAAGTCTGTCGGTAGACAAGCTGATATTACAGCTAACAAAGTAGGAAATATTAGCAGGGCTTTTGATCAAGTATTGGCTAAACTCAATACTGTTAATTCTAAGAGTCCAGACAAAGTTTTTCAGAAGCTGAATTCAACTGTATCTGTTACAGGTGATCTGAGTAAGGAACTTTCCTCTAAGCTTGATAAGATTGTAGATGTCTTACAGAACCTTAATAAAGGTGTCAAAGAGACTGATACATCTATGACTCGCTACGAGAGGGTGTTAAAGAATGCTCGTACTAAGACAGATATGCTTAACACTGAAATCGGTAAGCAGATTGTACTTGAGCGAGATAAACATAAAGAAATCACTAAAGGCATTCTTGAGCAGAAGAAAGCTAATGCTGCTTTGACAGAAGCCGAACAAGCACAGAAGCGCCTAAAAGACGCTTACCAGAAATCCCTGACAGAGTATCGTGAACTCAATGATACTACACGTAAATCTACGATATTCCTGCAAGAATCAACTAAGCAACAAGAGATGTACCAACGTGCTCTTGTTGACTCTCTGACCACAACACAACGATCTAAACTTGCTCAACAAGAGTATTCAAATCAGCTTAAAGACGTTGTGGCTAAACTGGCTCAGTATAAGAATGGTATTGCTCAAAAGACTGCCGAAGAACAGGCTGCTCTAACTGTTCAAGAACGTCTTGCTCGTACTCAAGCTGAACTCAAGCAAAGCTACACTGCTGAATATCAGGAGATGCTCAAAGCTACACAGCAGCTAAAAGAACGTAAGCGCGAACTTCTGGGGCTAGACACTGTTACAGAAAACGCTACTGAATCAATGTCTGCGTCTGAACGTGCCGCCAAGAAACTTGCTGAATCACTTTCATTTTGGGAACAGCGTACCAAGGACTTACAATCGGCTGAGTATAAGCGGTTGGTAACTCTGCGTGAATCAGCTCGTCAGACAGAAGCGTATGAGAAGTCTCTTGTAGATGCGCTCACGCCTGCTCAGAAGATGGCTAAGGCTGAGAATGAATTACGCAAGGAATTAGAGCGTGGACGTATTCAGCTTAAATTGTTCGATAAAGGTCTTGCCCAAGCTAATATCGAGCAACAGGAATCTATCTCAATCAAGAGGCAATTAGCACAGTCCCAAGCCCGTTTGAACAATGCTTACAGCAAAGAGTATGAACAGCTTGTTCGTAACAATGCTATGATTCGTAAGCGTAAACGTGAGCTGGAAGAGTTGCACGGGTTCCATCAGCGTATGTCAAAGACCAACTTCAGCTCTGGTGCGACGATGGCAGGGTCGTTGTTTGGTGCAGCTAGTGGTACATTTGTTGCGGCGGAGTTGATTCGCGTAGCTGATGCTTATACCAACATTCAGAACAGATTGGCGGTAGTGACAGACGGTACAATGAACCTTGCTGATGCCACCAGAGGACTCCTTGACGTATCCATCCGTTCACGTACATCCCTAGACACTACCATGGACGTGTACGCTAAAATGATACGTGTTACAAAGGATATGACCTTTGCTAACGAGGATCTGTTACGTATTACTGAAACCGTGTCTAAAGCTGTTGCAATGTCTGGTGCATCTGCACAAGGTGCTGAGGGTGCGCTGTTGCAGTTCTCACAAGCATTGTCTGGCGACTTCCAAGCTGCTGCACAAGAACTTAACAGTATTATTGAACAGACCCCTGCTGTTGCACAGTTGATGGCAGATGCCTTGAACAGCGTTCAGCCTGAGTTGAATGCAAGTATTGGTAATTTAAAGCGTTTAGCAACAGAAGGTCAGATCAGTACAGAAGTCCTATTGCGGGGTATAATCAATGTCTCATCTGCAATAGATAATCAGTTTGCAAACGCTACTGGAACTGTTTCTCAGAGTCTAACTGCACTAAAAGGTGCCTTCACTGTAGCATTCGGTGAGGTAGACAAAGCCTACGGCGGTACAAAATCGCTTGCATCTGAGATTACAAACCTTGCTAAAACATTGGGAGATTTGAAGGCAGAGGTCACAGGTGCCGCAGCGGGTGTTGCAGCCTTTGCCGGAGCAACTGGACTACTTGCGCTGATAAGTGTACTATCGGTGGCAGCAGCTACCGTGTTGGCTCTGGCGGCTGGTGTAGGGTTGGTTGTGAATGAGTATGTTAAGGCTGACGTACAGCAAAAGTTGCTAATAAAATCTACAGAAGACCAGTTAGAAAAAAATAAAGAACTGGAACGCACTTATCAAGACCTTGTTGTGGCAATAGGAGGGTATACACAAGCGAAAGCCTATGATGCAGCTGTCAAGGCTGAAACGGAAGTTGCCAAACTGACTTCAGATCTTGCTGGATACATCGAACAGTTAGATAAACTGAAAGACAGAGAAGATTTCATCAAGAATGAGACTTGGTTGATATTTACTTCAGGTAAATTAGAAAATACTAGGGATCAGATAACAGCTACACAAGATAGGATTGACTCTCTAACTTCCGCTATTGACAAAAATCAGGCGATACTCAAACTCTACAAAGGTGTGCTGTCTGATGTCCCTAATTTATCTGACATCTTTGCAGAAGGTCAGACTGAGGCTCTGACTGCAATTAAAAACATAGAGTCTGGTCTGAGAAAGCAGGCAATGGCTGGTCAGTTCTCATCCGAGCAACTTATTAAAAATAGGTATTGGATGGAGGCGTTGAATAAAGTTCAATCATTAGGTATCCCACTGACAGATGAGCTCGTGCTAAAAATGGGTGAACAGTCTGAGAATCTAGCACGTATTGTTGGTCAGTATAAGTCTTTTGATGCACAACTGGTCGCTCTAAAGTCAAGCATGTATGCTGAGATTGAGGCGACTAAACTTTCCACTGAACAGCTTGCTCAGAAAGAGTATATAATGGGTGCCATTGCACTTGCCACAGAGCGCGAAATCGCTCTGGGTGAAGAACAGTGGAAATTGATTATTGAACAAGCCAAAGCATTTGGCTCTTTAGTCAAGGGGTTGGATACAAGTTCAAAATCCACCCGTGACTGGGCAGCCGAGCTAGAATCCTTACGCAAATCCCTAGACCCCGTATACGCAGCCAATGTTCAGTTTGAAGAGTCTATGAAGATTCTGAACAAGACACTAGATTCTTCTGATCCTCTCTACAAAGATCTAGTCAAACGTCTGAAAGAAGTGCGTGATGCCGCTATTAAGGCTAACAAGCAACTTGATGAACAGACTGCTTTGTTTGAAGATGCACTCAAATCACTCAAGGAAGAACAACGCGCACTGAACCTAACTGAGCGTGAATTATATATCCTACAATCTACTCAGGAGTTGTATAATCTAGCTAAACGTGAAGGGAAGGATGTAAACGAAAACTACATCAGAACTCTTGAAGATGAAGCTGGTAAGACATATGATCTTATTAAGGCTAAAGAAGAGGAATCCCGTGCAAACCAGCAGAGGATGCAAGAACTAGAACGCCTACGCGACACCATAGCCGACACCTTTATGGACGGATTTGAGGCTGCGATGGAAGGTGGCGAAGAGTTTAAGGATTGGTTTGATGATTTACTGAAACAACTTGCTCTACAAGCTATTCGTAACCAGATTGTTATTCCGATTGTTGGTCAGTTCTTAGGTGTGAATGGTGGTACAGCCGGAATGGTTCAGCAAGGCATGTCTGTGCTGGGTGGTGGGGGTAATAACACACAGGGTACATCTGGTGGTATATCTGGAGTTGTCAGCAACATCGGCTCGCTGTTCGGCGGTAACTCAATGGGTTCCATGATCAGCGACGTTGGTGGATGGATTGGTGGCAGCTCACCTCTTGCTGGTACAGGCGCGGGTAACTATATATCCGGTGCATCTGCTAATGCTGCGAATCTAGCCAACTGGCAAGTAGCTGGTGGTGGTATGCTTGGTGGTGTTCTTTCTGGTGCACTAGGACTGTCTGGAGAATACTCCGCCATTACAGGTGCTGCGGGAACAGCATTAGGTAGTTCGTTGCTTACACCTGTTATGGGGCCACTTGCCCCCCTTGCAGGCTCTTTCCTTGGTAGTACTCTTGGTGGATTGATAGGCAACAGCAAGCCATCTAACAAACAAGGTCGTGCAACTTATGACCTATTAACAAATGAGGTAATGATTGGCGGACAGACTGGCGACAAATTCAGTCAAGAAAACAGGGACGCTGCTGAACTATTAGCTGGTGCTATCGCCAGAGACGTTGTAGGTACTATCAGTTCGTTGTCAGGTGAGGAATTGTCGGGACAATTGATGGTTGGTGTCGGTAATAGAGACCCACTTGCTTTTTGGTATGGTACAGCAGGTGAAACAGATACTGAGCCGCAAAACGTGGTAATTGGCTCTGCTTACTATGCTAATCAAGGTAGTATAGGAGTGGCAAATACACGCGACCCAGAGGAGTTTATTAACTCTATTACTGAAGCATTCGCTGAATTAACCGATCTTGACTTAACAGTTTATAAGGACCTCGCAGACGAAAACGAGCTGCTAATCGACTCAATCAAGCGTGTTGAACTACAATTCAGCTTTGTCAGAGGTTTGTTTGAAGATGTTGGTGACTCAACCGAAGTGACTAAAGAGTTTGCTGATACTTGGACGGATGAGTTTATTAAACCTATCCTTGACAGTGGTGAATCCCTGTCAGAAGGTCTAACAAGACTTGTACAACAATACTCTGTTGTAAAATCTTATACAGACTTGTTCGGACAATCTCTTGGTAATACAGCTCAGGGAGCACTTGTTGCTACAGACAATATCATAAAAGCTGCAGGAGGTCTTGAACAATTCGATGCTGCTGCAAGTAGTTATTACCAGAACTTCTATTCGGAGAGTGAAAGGTTTTGGCACTTCTCCGAGAATCTAACCAACGTATTCAAAGATCTTGGTTTAGAACTCCCGACAACAACTGAAGGTTTCCGTGAACTTGTTGAAGGATTAGACTTGACTAAAGAATCTGATCAAAAGTTGTATGCTACACTGCTGAAACTAAATCCTAAAGTTAAGCAGTATATTGACGGATTAAAGGCACAAAGGGATGAGTTGAGGAATATAGCTGGAGTGGATTTAGATGAGAGGATAATTACAGCATACTTCGAAGAGATTAATCGTGGTACTATAACCTTCCAAGAGGCGTCAGACGCAATAAGCAAGGCTGCATCAGCTATTGCAGAAGCGGCAGATGTAGTAAGGAGGGCCGGAAGTTCCGTATCTGACACCATAAATAATGACGGTGTTGAATATGAACGGGTCATCTCTTATTCACCACTGTCTGAATTAGAGAAGGGTTTGGTTGAGGCATACGCTACAGCACTTGGCAGGATGCCAGATGTCGGTGGTTGGGAGTTCTATCTTGGGCAGTTAGAATCCGGGACAAAGGACTTCACTCAAGTTGTGCGCGAACTCATAGCTTCTGCCGAAGGACAAGCATTCTTGGATACGGGCGTAGCTGCACCTCTTGAAGAAGCGGACTGGCCAGAGATACTAAAACCTATTATTGAGCTGATACCTGTTGAAAGCAGTGGTGGTACTAAAAGCAGTGGTGGTACTAAAAGCAGTGGTGGTACTGTGTTCCGAGGCGACCTACAGTATTACCTAGACCTTGCAGGTACCTCCTTCCAAAACTTTGCAACATTTTTACAGGAGTTTACTAACGAATTTGGAAGGGTTAAAGGATTTGCATATTCAAGTAGGAGTCCGCAAGAACTACTTGGTATTCTAGGTGAGGAGATGAATTTTGCTAGTTACGCACTACAGGCAGAAGATCAACGTAGGCTACAAAGTTTAGCTGAGATTATGGTGGGGATAATTGAGCAGATAGATAAGTTCAATATAGCGGCTGATGCTACAACAGCAGAACTTGTTATAATCTCTGACCATTTCACAGCGTTAGCTGGTTCAAGCCAAGAGTTTTTTAGTGCGTTTAACTCGTATCAGCAACTGTTCTCAGATATATTAAACGGTGCCGCTGAACTCGAAGAAGTAGATATAGCTGCTGTGTTCGATGAGCTGGGTCTTGCTGTACCAAACACTAGGAAGGAGTTTGTTGAATTGGTTGAGGGCTTGGATTTGTCCTCAGAGTCTGCCAGAGGTATATATTGGCAACTAATCAGCCTTGCACCTGCAATGGATGAGTTCTTAAGGCAGCTATCTGATGTTGAGGAAGCAATAAACCTTGATCCTTACCTAAGCGCTGTTGAAGATGCTGTTGAGAGAACTAGGTCGCTGGTTACAGATCAGTATGAAAAAGAGCGGGAAGCTATCGAAGCGAATATCAGTGCTGTTGAGACAGCTATGTCATTGGCTTCAGATCGGTATGAAAAAGAGCGTGAAGCTATCGAGGCGAATATCAGTGCCGTAGAAGAGCAACTGGCACTTATTAATGAGCAAGATGCTGCGCTTGATGGATTACGAGATACTGTAAGTTTGCTCAAGGATACCTTTGACTCTCTACGTTTAGACAGTTTTGAAAATGATCAAATTAGACGTAGCGCTTCACAGGAGTATCTAAGAAACGCCATTACCACAGTGAGGTCCGGTGGCGAGCTAGATAATGATGAGCTGGAAAGACATCTGCAGAATATATCCGAGCCTTCAGAAAACCTGTTTGGGTCGTTCGAGGACTACGCAAGGGATTTCTACGTCACTAAAAACACCATAGGTGATCTGCTAGAAGAGACAGGGACTCAGCTATCTACAGAAGAGAAGACGCTCAAGCAATTACGTGACTCCTATTGGGCTGACATAGATTATTACAACGATGAATTAGCTAAGTTAGACGCACAGTATGAGCAATTACATGACTCCTATTTGGCTGACATAGATTATTACAACGATGAATTAGCTAAGTTGGACTCGTGGTATACGGAGCAAATTGAGTTGCTAGACAGTTCGTATCAGCAGGCTCTGGAGATGTACAATGCAGTGTTGGGTATTGATAACACAATCGAAGGCGGTTTTGAGTCTGTTCGTCAGGCTCTCGACGCTCTGGGGGGTGCTATCAATTCTATGGGGCCTGCAAGTACTTCTGGAGGAGGTTCTTCTGGTGGCACTACAGGAGGTGGCACTACAGGAGGTGGTACTACAGGAGGTGGCACTACAGGAGGTGGCACTACAGAACCTGCACTGTCAGACAGAGAACGTCTAATTAACATAGCTAACGAAAGTGGTGGAGTATTGACTGGTCAGTTTGGTCAGCAAGTTAACACCGATTGGCTAGCTGGTGTTCCTGATTGGCGCATAGACCAAATGATTAACGGTAATAACTGGGGAGAAATCGAAGGCTTTGCTAACGGTGGTTTCCACACAGGTGGTTGGCGGATTGTTGGTGAAGAAGGCCCTGAGCTGGAGTATACACCACCAAGTCGCATCTACAGTAACTCTGACTCATCTGATATGTTTGATATGTCCGAGCTAGTGGCTGAGGTTAAACAACTCCGTGAAGATATGCGCTCAGCAAATTATGCTATCGCTAAGAACACTCAGAAGACTGCTAAGACTCTTGAGAAATTCGATTACGATGGCTTGCCTGAACAGCGTGTTGTCTAACAAAATTTAGCACAAGGATGTGCTACCCTTTTAAGGAGGTGATAATGAAGATTGTACGTCCTGTAACGATTACGGACACTGTTTTAGTTTCCTCAGACATTCCTGAAAATGATTACGCTGAATGGCTGTCTACAACGACATATTCCATTGGCGATAAGGTGATCGTAACAGATGTTGGAGTGCATAAAATATATGAAGCATTAACCAGTAACTCAAATAAATATCCACCAGACAACTCCACTGGAGATACACCAGATTGGTTAGACATCGGTGCAACTAATCGGTGGAAGATGTTTGATGGTAAGACATCTACATACACAGAATCCGCTGATGCAGATATTGTAGTAACATTAAACACAACATCTGTTACAGACAGCCTTGTTCTATTTGGTTTGTCTGGCTCCACTGTGAATGTCACCGTGACAGATGATGTTGAAGGTGAGGTGTATAACAAGACAATCAATCTAGTATCTGCGTCAGGTATAAACGATTGGTATATGTATTATTTTGAACCAATTGAATATGTATCAGACGTAGCCTTCCTAGACCTTCCGCCATACTCTACAGCCGACATAACAATCACAATCACTGGCACAGCTCCTAAATGTGCCTTATGTGTACTAGGTAGTCAGTTTGAGATTGGCGACACTGTCTGGGGTACTGGTGTTGGTATTGTAGACTACTCCAGAAAAGAAGTTGACCCTTTTGGTAATTTTACCATTGTACAAAGGCGCTTTAGTAAGACTGCTGATTATGATATTACCATAAGCACACCTAGGGTTGCGTCTGTTCAGAAGATATTGGCTCAATATAGAGCAACACCAATAGTCTGGATCGGGAATGTAGATTTCCCTGAAACAATTATATACGGATATTATAGAGATTTTGACATAGTTCTTTCAAATGTCAGTATTAGTGAATGTTCGCTTACTGTAGAAGGACTTTAACAGGAGATTATAAATGGCTTATACACCGATAAACAACTTACCACCAGCACCTCAACGTAATGATTCTCCAGAGGATTTTGTTACAAAGGCTGATGCTCATGTAGCTGCATTAGCTACTTGGACAAATCAAGTTAACAATGCTGGTATTTATGTAGACACTGTTGTTTCTGATATTGAAGCCACTGCTGCACAGAATGTTTCTGATATGAATACCATCAAGACAGACACAATCTCATCAAGAGACCAGGCTGAAGGTTTTGCTGCGGCATCTGAACAGAGTGCTAGAGATTCACAACAATACAGCCAGATTTCCTTAGCAGCAGCTAATTTCAAAGGTGAATGGCAAGACTTGTCTGGCCCACTGTCCATTCCAGCCAGCGTGTATTGGAACGGTAAGTATTGGGTGTTGCTAAATAATGTAGCCAACGTATCTAGCGAAACACCATCTGATACAGCAACTAATTGGGCTGAACTTGCTGCTATTCAAGTTGTTCGCACACCAGTCATTATATCTCCTCAGAGCGGGTCTGTGGGAGTGATTCCTACGCCAACACTTGAGGCAAGTGCTTATGGTAACATCTATGGGGATGTACGTAACTACCGCCTGTTCCAAGTGGACGATGGAGACTTCTCTACGCCAATATATGAATTCCAAGGCGATACAGACAGCCACACTGTAGCATCAACCCTCCCTTTAAACACACAGCTAAAATGGCGTTGTAAAGATGTTGCTGTTGGAGGTGCTGAAAGTAATTGGTCTGGTGTGAGTGTGTTTAGTACAGGCGATGTCACTGTAGGTACACCAACACTTTCCGTTGAAGGATCTCCTACAGATGTACCTGAATCACCATTACTGGAAACATCTGCATTCTCTGTTATAGGCGGGTCAGATACGCATCTAAACACAGATTGGCAGATACTCAACGATCAGTTAGTTGTTGTGTGGGAATCCCTTGCCGACAGTGCTAACAAGCTGTCCGTTACAGTGGATGCTGGTGTTTTGCAAGAATCCACCACCTACACATTCCGAGCCAGACATCGTGGCACAACATATGGAGTAGGTGCTTGGGTAAGTGTTGTCGCCACTACAAAGGCTATGTTCTTCGATGACAACTCTGACGTAGATGGCTTGACATTCGCTGCAATGGACACTGCCGGTAACTTTGACTCCACCACTGATACAGGTTTCTTTGGTGAAATTCCTGCTACAGACCTTGTTGATAATTATGACTATCGAGGAACTTGGTCAGCATCTATCGCTTACACTGCTGGTCAGAGTGTTGTTTACAATGCTGTTAAGTATGTTGCCCTGACATCTACCACAGGAAATCAGCCAGACACCTCACCAACACAATGGGCTGTAGATGGTCGTGAGTTTCTACCGACAGGGCGTTGGTTGTTTGAACACATGGGCTTTGGTCAAGGCGTGTTACAGTTTGCTGGGAATACAGCATCAGATGCGGGTTGGCTTAAATTCTATAGTCACGGTAAGGTGTTGTATGTAGCTAAGAAACCTTTTGCTCACTCTATTTCTTGGGATGCGATTGCCTGTCGAGATGGTGTGTTCGGTGATAGGACAGTTCGCATAGGCACTAAGTTATATAAAGTGAGACTGTTGACGGGTGCTGCATCTGACCCGATTGATCTAACCAACATTGCGGCTACAAATAGTTGTGCTCAGAATTATGGCGGTGGGTCTGAATACAATGAACTCATCTACCGTATCCACCAAACTGTTGTGACATGTGGTGCTGACACCCACGATGGTGGCCCACAGGTGGGTGCGAATTGGGCAAGCTACACGGATGCAGATCTTGTTATAGCTTCCGGTAATGGTCGTGCTAAGTGGACACAGGAGACAGCTTCTAACAATACCTCCGGTCGTGTCTATCGTGGCAATGATCGTCTTTCTGGCTTGTATTCGCCCGCGTCCTCGTTTGTGGATACCGCTTGCGGCTGGCTGCCTGTCTTAGAACTGATCTCTGATGGCGATGAGCCATATAATAGCGCCGTGTTGGGCGTAGGCCCAACCCAGCTTACATACGATTTCCATACCGATACGGGTTATTTCGGCACTGTATCCTCAGCCGAATTCATATCAGGAAGTGCTTTAGCCTCAAGTATTGGCCTAACATCTGGTACAGCAATCAATGACACAACAGATTGGTTAAAGTTTTATTGGCACGGACAGATCCACTATATCCCGATGAAACCTCTTCGTCACAGTGTTAGTTGGGATCATATATATGACAGAGGCGCTGTGTATGGTGTATCTTCGATGGGATTGTTTGGCAAAGGAACCGCAGCTCCGAGTGTTGTCCAGAATCGTGAAGTGACAATCGGGACAGATACATTCCGAGTGAAGCTCTTGAAAGGTGCTGAGAACGGAGATGTTGACGGAAGTACAAGTTTCCCTGCTGCTGACGAATCTGGTAGAAACTCCGAATATAACGACCTCATTTATCGTGTTCATCAGGATGTTCCATCAAGCGCATCTGGACTAACTTATGATGGCGGCGGTCAGATCGGGGATAATTGGGCAAGCTATACTGATACAGATCTTGTTATAGCTGCTGGTGATGGTCGTGCTAAATGGGCTATTGAAAGACGTTCTGATTCCACCTCCTCTCGTGTCCTTCGTGGCCCTGGTCGTCTTTCTGTCTTGGGTTCGCTCACGTCCTCGTCTGTGTATACCGCCGGCGGCTGGCTGCCTTCGCTTGTCTTAAAGCCGTAAGGCTGTCTCTTAACACTAACATCTAATATGTGCGCGTTTAATGGCGGGGCTTGTCCCCGTCTAGCGCACTAAGGAATAATTATGGTTGCTGATGGATTACTAGTGTTCTCTAAAGCAGAATCATTGTTCTACAGAATCTATCCATCTTTGATTAACTACCCTCGTGGTGAGAAATACTCTACGGTGGCTGCCATCAAAGATAACTTCATAGGATTTCTCACAAGAATAAACCAAGCCAACTCTGTTAAGTCAAAACGTATAGTGTATTTACAAGAAGCTGATGCTTGCTTACAAACTTTAAAAATGCTATTCAGATTGTCACTTAACAGGAAATTCATAAAACAAGCATTTTTCGAAGATATTTCAGAATCTCTCACAGAGATAAACAAACTACTGGTTGGTTATTTTAAAGCATCTTCTAGTAAAGATTACAAATCCAACTTCAGTAAATAACTAGGTTTAGGATTAACAGCTATCACCTCCAATCGTGTCAATCGTGGCAATGATCGTCTTTCTAACTTGAATTCGAACACGTCCTCGAATGTGAATACCGACAACGGCTGGCTGCCCTACTGATTTTGATTAACTGATACGTACTCGGCTACGGCTGGGTATGCAAGATCAAGTATTTTGATAAGGGGTTGTTAATCCTGTGCGTTATGCACGAATACATAAACAGCAGGCACACTCACCCACAGAGGACATTGTGCTTGTATAATTTTATTAAGGGACTTTATGTTTGATAGGATTGTTAGTTGGGATAACTTAATAGATGCTTACAAAAAGACACGTAAGGCGAAAGGTAAGCACAAGGTTGCTGCAATAAGATTTGAACAAGACGCTATACACAACCTAAAAATTCTCCAACAATCGTTGATAGATGGCACTTACAAATGTTCAGGCTACAATACATTTATGGTGTATGAACCAAAACCTCGTGTGATATATGCACCACACTACGTTGACAAGATTGTTCAACATGCAATCAACAATGTCATACGTGACCACTTAGAGCCTAAGTTTATACACGACAGTTACGCATGTATCCGTGGTAAAGGGACACACAGGGCAATTATAGCCATACAGAGACATGCCAGAGTGTGTAAGCGTAACTATGGCGACAAGTGTTATTTTGCCAAGACTGACATATCTAAATTCTTTTACACAATAGACAGAGGTGTTCTAAAGAGAATTGTTGCTAAGAAGATCCCTTGTGTTAGAACACAGGAGTTGTTAAACATTGTCATAGATAGTAGTCCTAGTGATGGATTACCACTTGGAAACCTGACAAGTCAGATATTAGCAAACCTCTATATGAATGAGCTTGACCAATATATCAAGCGTCACCTCAAATTGAGGCACTATGTAAGATATGCCGATGATTTGTTTATGGTGTGTAAAGATAAGTCTGAAGCTAAACGTATGTTACTACTTGTTAGGAAAGCAGCAAAAGACATCCTGCACTTAGACACAAGTGATAAGAAATCCTTTGTAACACCTGTTGCTGGAGGTATTGTAGGACTTGGTTGCAAGATATTCACGACACACATATCGCTACTCTACAAACACAAACGTGGACTTATCAGATGCTTACAATCAGTTAAATCTATAAAGTCTTGGCTGTCATTCACGTCAGTAATGAACCGATACAATTTCATCAAGAGGATATTACCAGATGATTTACTTCCAAAACAACGAAGCACAATTCTACACAACAAAAGCTGTATTCACTGATACAGGGCATCCTGTTGAGCAATACACAAATGATCGTCAATATTACGAACAACTTGTGGGACAATGGGGCCATCTGTCCAACCTATCCTTCGAGGATGTTGTTCCTACACAATCTCAGCAAGATCGTCTAGTAGAACTAAATAACCTAGAAGTTCCTAACAAAGATCTCTGGCAAGGCACCTGTGCTGTATTCGTTGAGCATGGTATTATCCTCCAAGATGATTCTAGCCCACTATCTTCACTAGAACCTTCCTACAGAGAATCTACACTCAATTTCTTCCGTGAAGAACGTAGGCAGATTCTCAAGCAAGAACGTGATGAACGTATCTCTCTTCCAATCAATAATGTTCAAGTGGAACGTATTGAGGACAGAGAGAACGTGACAGGTACTATCTCGAATTGGGATATTCTTGGTCTGACAACATCAATCAAATGGGTGATGGCTGATAACACGCTACAAGACCTCTCTAAAGCCGATCTGGAGGCTGTTGTGATTGGATATACACAACGTAAGGCTCAGGTATTCTCTGCTTACGAACAGGCTGTGATGGCCCTACAGCAAGCATCTACGATTGAGGAGATCATGGGCGTAATATTACCGGAGGCCGTATGAGGAGGATAGTAGCTACATTGTTCTTAGGATCTGTCCTAACCGGGTGCTCCTTAGACACAACCAACCGAACACTCTCTGTTATAACTTCTGCCACAAACATTGCCTATACATACGAGAACGGACAAGCGGTTAAGTTTATTGATAAGGCGCCCTTATCTGATCTCGAAGTAACAATGGTGTTGGAGGCTTTTGACCAAATAGATCGTTCAAAGGGTGTGTTGAACCATTACAGAGACAATCCAGACAAACTCGTTCTGAACATACAAGATGTATCGTTCCAGTATGCTAAGATCAAATCATCCTACCTAAGCATTCGAGAGATAGTCTTGTCTCACAAGGATGCTTACAACGCTTCAGAATGGGCTGTATTCAAAGAGTTTGATCAGAGTGCATCCGTACTGGACAGGGAGTTTAGACAGCTTGTGGAGGCTGTAGAGGCCAATACAGCATTGTCTACAGCTCTACGTCTGGCTGACACTGCTATTAAGATAGGAGCTATGTTATGATCCCGTTCGACAGATCAAAGGATCAGATACTTCAGCACGGAATTTCTGTCAGATATTATCACGGCAACTCACCTGAGGACAAGATCGTACTTGTTCCTTGGGTGTTGTGGTCAGCACGATTTCAGATAAAGATAATCATACCTCGCTTCTTTATCTATGATGGAGCGTCAGTCCCGAAGTCTTTACGAAGTATCGTGTCCAAAGCTGGTCCTCTTGAGATAGCATCCTTACCACATGATTTCGGCTATACACTCCCCGCATATCATCCAGACGAAACAGTCCTGACTCGGAAGGATTGGGACTTAATCCTCAAGGACTTCTGTGAGCTTGAAGGTATGTCTTGGAGGCGTAGGCAGTATGTGTACATAGCCGTAAGGTTTGCTGGATATTTTGCCTATAACAACAAAGACAAGGCTTTCTTCTGTCCAGATGAACATAAGGATTGGTATATTCAAGAATATTCGTATCTAAACATACCAAAAGAGAATGGTGACTATTTAATCTTATAAGGAGGATATTGTGAGTGAAGGGGATGATTTACACAGGAGGGTAACGAAGCTAGAGTCTCAACATGACCGCTTGCTTGAATCAACACAGCAGTTAGTTGTATCAACGACACTCTTAACAGAAAACATAACACAGATGTATGAGATAATCAAGGAGCTGAAAGCCCTTGAGCCAAGGATTCGGCAAATGGAGATGGACGTGAATAACAACAAGCTAATGTCCCGTGCATTAGTTTGGCTAGGTACTACGGCTGGTAGTGCTGCTGTTATCGTGTTCATCACTTATCTAGCTAATCTAGGCCAATAGGCAAGGCGGAGGATATGTCTTTATGTATCTTGGAAGTGGTGCATTGGATCACACTCTGTCTTTATTGTATTGTTGCTGTTAAGACAATCTTTTTGTATCCACATATAAAACAATGTCCGCACAAGGGGGGCATGGGTTGGATAATCTACGCATACCTCACTTGCATAATCGTTATGACAACAGCATTCATGTATTTACAAGTGGATTGGATTATAGCCAATTATGATAGTGTAGTAGAAACAGAACATGCTTATCTGTGGGCACTATATGATGTGGTCAATGCCTTTGTTCAATTGTTCTTCTTGCTTGGATTAGAGGTGTTCTTGAAATGGAAGTGTCTGGACTCAGAAGGGAAGCCTTGTCTAAGGCGTAGGAGGACTGACCCCTGATAATGGGTAATAGCTAGGAAGATTTAGGCCAGATGTCCGTATTGGATGTCTGGCCTTTTTGTTTGTATCAGAGTAGTTCTAGTGGAACCATCTCATCATAACTCCCGAACACAATATCATGTGGAATCAACACCCACAAGTATTCATGCTTCAATGGAATCACTTTGTTGGTGTAATACTTATCACACTCTAGTACAAGGTCTAGCTTCCACCAATTAGGGTGTTTGTAATAGGCATCCGGATCACAACCGTAAGGATCTAGGTAGTTCTCACCATCAAAGATCAGAGGCATGAAGGATAATCCGTGACCCTTATAGTCTTTACTGTATGCTGACCATTCACCATCAACATCATAATACTTGTCTTTCACAGTGAATCTGACAACTATAATACCATTAGGATGTTCTCTGTATGATACTGTCTTGATGATGTCACTGTAAGACATTGGTGTGTTATGTACGAATCTATGTATGTGTAGCTTCATGTTTACTCCTAAGTGTTTGGTTCAGACATCTGTAGTGTAGTCTTGTCAACTGCCTCTAAGTTTGAATCCAAACATTGTACGTTCTGTGTGACCCAACGGATGTTCTCCTTGTTCCCACCAATCTGACATCTCAACAACACCACTCTTATCCGAGAACACCTTAGCATGGCACATCCCTTTGCTAAGATTGTTCTTGTTACAATACTCCTCCAGAGATGCTGTAATCTCTAGTAATGTGTCTAAGCATATCTCACCAATCTCTAGCTGGCAATGTCCGTTGTACTCATTGTCCTTGGACACAATCATATTGATCAGGATGTCACCAAGAGCTGTGTTGGTGTTCTTGTCACCTTGATGCTTGAATGGTGTTGTCTTGACAATCTTAACAACATCGAATGAATCGCAGATGTGCTTTTCAGCATAATAAGCAGTGGATGCTACAATGTTTGAAGAACATCGTTCCCATTCACCTGCATCTTCATTTAGGACATCATACACGACATTATATGTGTTCATTCAACATCCTCCCTGAGCATGTTGTCATAAGTTGAAAGATCCTTTAGTATCTCAGAATAGTGGATATTCTCCGATACGTCCATACACTGTCTAAGTACACACTGATACAAATTATCTGTAAACACTTTAATCCTCTCAGCAGGTATAATGTGTGCGAATTTCATAAACTCTTTATATACAGCCGAACACTTCATGTCTAAATAAACTTCCACGGCATATCTTTCACCCATCAATGCATCTACACTTATGTGCGACTCCTTTGTTGTCCATTTGACATTATATAGACGCTTACTTTTGCTTTTATAAACCCCAACAGGGCGTGATGGATCAACATCAGATGACCTCTTCCTTATACTTAACATAGTATTTACAGAACTGGGTATGTATAAGCAAGTGTCTTCTGAATATAGTGTACCAGAGAGTAAATCCTTGTCTAAGACAAAGCCATCTATATAGTTATCGTTGAACCATTTCTGGAAGGCAGAGAGGTTTTCCCACTCTTCGCATATTTCTACTGATCTTGCGTACTGCCCGTCTCTGGGATATGGGTCGTACTTTCTTCTGAGCATGTCATGCCATGTCATCCAACACTTTTTGTCTTTTGTGTAGCACTCTCCCATGTAACCTCTACCAAAAACTTTTCTAGCATAAGGATCATTGACTATCCCTGCGTTTACAGAAGATTTAGATACGCGGCATTTTACGTACCCAGTATCCATGAATTCAACATCAACAAAATCCCCATATTGTTTAAGTATCCTGATATCCCCACAGTTTTTTGTTTTGAATATGTGACCAATAGTCATCTTCCAGTCTATTGTTTTCGTAAAATAGCTCTCCATATCAAACTAAGTCCTCTTCTATTAGGTAATCACAAAGCTGTTCATATCCGCCCACATAGCGGATACCGTTTAGGATGACTGGAACACTTTTAACAGTCATACCAAGCATCTCTTCAAGTTCCTCTTTAGTAATATGCTCCCCAACAGTGTAATACTGATACGGGATGTTGTTGTCCTGAAGAATCTGGACTGTTTTAGTGCAGAACGGACAATCTGGTTTACCATATACTTTAAATAGCATGTATTATTCCTCCTTATTCAAATTCATCATTGATTGCCAATGTAATACATTTCTTCCAGATTTGCACTGACAGAAACACGTTTGGGGCATCCAGGCTAAGATATAAGCTCCCACCCAGCGTTCGATCATACCTATCATATAGGGTGATTGTAGCCAGAGACTTTCGTCCGTACACACCTAGTCCGTACTCCCTGTAAGCGTCTGTGTGATACACACTCCTTGTAAATAGTTTGTCAAAGAACATCATTGTCACCATTCATCATCAGGAATACGATCATAGCTGCACGAAGGGGATTCTCTGCCCATACTTCAATCGGGTAAAAATCCGCCTCGTATTCAATTTGTTCACGCCCGTATCCAGCAAACCATTCGGAAGTTGCGTTTGACGGGGACAAAAGACTGATATTGTTCTCAAAGATCACTGACCAAGCATGTGCTGGGTTGTTACAGTAGTCCTTTAGTTCTATTTTGTAAAAAGCATCTCCAACAGGCCCACAGTCGTACAGATATGTACCGCAATTAGATAGCGACCAATAATCAACGACATCCCCGTACAGAACTCTCAAGACTTCGGTGTTAATATCCTCATCACTCATTTGTTCGTAGTTCATTATCCACACTCCTTATCAAAATCACTCTTCAAAGTGGCTTTGGTCAGATCATCTAGTCTAATCCAATGTAACTGGTCTTTCAACAATTCCTTCTCGTACTCAATATCATCAATACGTTCTTGCTGGGTGATACAAACACCAGCTAAGTATATGACACTGAATACAAGCAGCGATGTCATTATAATGCTGTATAGCATATCAGTCCCTCTCATAGTTACGATAAATCTATAAATTTATCTAAACGCTTCAACGAGGTTGCTAAATGATGAGAATCATCAAAAAGACTTACATCCTCTCCACGTCTGTAATCGACCAACTCAGCCGATGAATCTTTAATTGAAAGACCTGTTAGGTCACTGTACCCCTTAACTAAAATGTTGTTGGCGGCATTCAAATCGCGGTCGTGCTTGATTCCACAATTAGAACATGTCCATTCTCTGATATCAAGAGATTTCTTTCCATCTTTGTGTCCACAAGAAGAACAAATCTGACTACTAGGGTAGAACCGGTCAATCTTAACAAAAGTTTTTCCGTACCACTGAGACTTATAGTCAAGCTGTCTAATAAACTCAGACCAACCAGCATCTGAAATGGACTTTCCTAGATTGGTTTTCTTCAACCCAGCGATGTTCAAGTCTTCAGTTACGATAACATCAAAGTTCTTAATAAGAGAACTGCTCATGTTGTGAGTGAAGTAAGATCTCTGGTTAGCTATCTTCTCATGGATTCTAGCCACCTTAAGTCTTTGTTTCTCATAACGAGCACTGCCTCGCTTCTTCCTTGAAAGGTGTTTCTGTGCCTTAGCTAGTTTAGATTGGCTTTCTCTAAACCAGCGAGGGTTATTAGCCACAATTCCATTTGATAGGATGAACAGGTCTTTCAAGCCAACATCAATACCAACCATATTTCCTGTTGATGGAAGTAGGTTAACACTTGTCTTGACTAGAATCGAAACATAGTATTTGTTGGTTGGCGTTTTCGATACTGTGACTGATCTAAAATCTCCTTTAATTTTACGGTCTAAAACAACCTTCACCTTACCAATCTTCTCTAACTGAATCAAAGAGTTGTCTTGATCCAGTTTAAATTTTTGATTAGGAAGGCGGTAAGATTGTTTGTTGGACTTCTTTTTGAACTTCATTCTACCGAGCTTCACTTTTCGGGTTTTGTTGAAAAACTGAGACTTGGTTTCGTTGAAGTCCATTCGTTTCTGCTGTAATGAAGCAGCAGAGACATCTTTCAAAAAGAACAGATCAGGATTAGATTTTATCTCCTTTTCCGAGTATTTCTCTTGGTATTCTTCTGTACCATATGAGTTAAAATTTGCTACTAGGTGATTCCAAAGCACACGAACACACCCAAACGTCTGATTGAGTTTGGTTTGTTGTTCTTTGTCAGGATAGATTCTGAACTTGTATGCTTTTAGAATTTCACTCATGGCTTTGTAGTTCCTTTATGATTTTTCTGTTTTTCTCTTTGATCTTCGATTACCATAGATCCTCGCACAGAAAGAAGTTATCTTCAACTAGCTTAGGTTCTCTCTCATCAGCTTCGTTGACAACAACTATCTCTCCATTAAACAGCAATTTGATATAGTTGAATCAAAATCTAGGAAGTCTGTCTTTGTGCTCAACTACAATACGAGAAACATCGTCTCGTGTCAATAGTTTGCTCAGTTCTGGTTGCTTGTCATTTATATCAAACCATTCATTCATATCATCCTCCTACAAATTCTTTAGCCATACCAACATCTGTCGTGTAGATTATCGTACCTACACCAACCTCTGTCAATGCCATCATGCACGATTTACAAGGTCTTGCTATAGCTATTTTTCCAGACAATCCTCGCCTAAACACATACACAGAAGCCCCTCTCAAATCAATACCTTTAGACCTAGCCTCAACTATAGCCGCCATTTCGGCATGAAGGTATATAGCATCAGGTCTACCGACAAGAGCTGCGTAATGATGCTGTAACGGATGTGTCTTGGTTAGACTGTTACAACCAGAGACTAGCTGCTTACGTCCTTTAGCAATGATACATCCGATACGGAACTTGTAGTGATCAGATTGTTTGGACAAGTCCTCTGCTTTGGATAGGTAGCGACTGTCTCTGGCTGTTATCATCTTGGTCATACCTCCACATCAATATGCAATTCGTTCACAATGCGTTCACGAAGATTCTGTTCACGCTCGTAGATGGTGTTGTGCAGAATGTTCATCAGCATCTTTGTCTCAAGAGGTGTTAGCTCAAGAGTGGTTACCCCACATTCAACACGAGCGGTGTTATCCCGTGCAAAAAACTCTAGTGAGTTTATAGTAGAAATACGATCCTTGCATTTGCGCCATTGTTTGATCAGAGTTTCTGCTTCGATTAGTTTCATTTGGGAGTCTCCTGCCTCAATTGATTTAGACATAGTGTAGGGGATGGATTGGTCTGGGTCAAGGGGTTTGTGCAGATTATTTCGCCCGTGTTTCTCCCTTGAATTACTGGCAAAAGAAAGCCAAGACATCCGGGGAGGACATCTTGGCACTGGAGGTTAGAAGTCGAATTCTTCGTCAACACCATCACTGTCTACGTTGCCAATAAGGTAAGAGATGTTCTGGATCTCTTGGTTAGCACCTTGTACCAGATTTCGGTCAATATACTTGTCAACGAATGGTAGTGGGTTCTGACTCACCACAGGATATTCCCAATCAAGGCCCAAGTAATCAAAGACTGGTTTTGCTATATGATATACGTAGTCCTTGAGCAAGGATTCGTTCAGACCAAGCACCTTCCTACCTTCGCTGAACACATATTCAGACCATTTTAGTTCTTGCTCAACAATCGATGTGAAGATATCGCCAATCTCATCTTTGATCTCAACGTACTCTTTACGATAACCCTCCTTATTAAACATGGCATCAAACACCTTACGATCCCCCTCAGCGTGGAGTAGTTCATCAGCACAGATTAGTGATACCAGTTTACCAATGCCCTGATAGCGACCTGTCTCAGCCAGTGCAAACGTGCAAGAAAATGATGCCCTGAAAGAGATTGCCTCTAGTCCGTACAGGACAGCCATGTTTTTCAGGATTTGTTTACGCACAATACCTTCGTCAACAATATCACCTTGCGACCATTTTACCCCGATTTCATAAGTATCGTTAAACACCTTACCAATAATACCAGTCCTATACTGAACCATCACATCATTCTTGCCTTTCTCAAGTACAGCATTGCTGTCTACAAAACAATTGCGGATGATGTGGGAATATGTGCGGGCATGGATCACCTCAAACATTGACTGGATTGATAACCACTCATGTAGTTCAGTGTTGCTGATAAATGGGCTAAATGTCTCAAGGATACCTCTGGAAGCTGTGGCATCAAGTAGCCACTGAGCCAGCAGATTGAGCACCATAACATCCTTCTCGCTATCAGGTGCCTCCGCCAAGTCCAACCTGTCTTGTGACAGAGTGACTTCTGATTCAGTCCAGTATTGGGCACGTTGAGATAGGTACATCTCCTCGATTTCTGGATACGTTACATTGATTGTGTCTGAGAAACCAAGATCGTCACCAAGAAACAGCGGGTATTTACCAGAACGGTTGTTGTTGTTACCTACGTTCATCAGGTTTTTTGACATATTGCCTCCATAAAAGAATAAGGGAGTCACTAAGGACTCCCAGAATCATATCACAATGTGCAGCTTTCGCAAGCGGCTTCTTCTATCTCCCGAACAGTATCTGAACCGTCCTTACTAGGCATTCTGAAGTTGTGATAATACCAAGTCTTCATCCCAAGTTTAGCAGCTAGGAAGATAGACTTCATCATCTCTGCGTCAGAGAATGGGCCTTTGTTGTAGTCGTGGTAGAAGTCAGCACTAATCCCTTGACCACACCATTTCTGTACAATTGCATACACTTTAACCATATCATCTGAAGCAATGTCCCAAGCATACTGATACTTAACAGTGTCCATATCAGGTGCCCGGAAGTAAACGCTACCCTTGCGAGAGTTCTTATATATTTCTAGGTCACGCACTGGATAGAGACTGTTAGTACTACCTGTTACAAGAGAACTGCTCTCAACCGGCATGTAGCTCTCCAGCACACTGAACCGGACACCATGCTCCAGAATATCCTCCTTGAGACTTTCCCAATCGTAAACATCCTCTTGTGAATGATACATATCTACAGTCTTGGTGTATGTATCAGAAGGAATCCACCCCTCTGCGTATTTGGTACGATCCATATACTTGCACTGACCCTTCTCCTTTGCCAGACGAACAGACGCTTTATGTAAGAAGTAGGAGTGTCGTTCAGCAAGTCTGTGAAGTGCGTTACGTCCTTCCTCTGTATCGTACCGATAACCATTCTTAGCCATCCAGTGTGCTACATTGGTCATACCTACACCAATTGACCGATACCCTTTTGCCGTGGCCTCCATACTCTCGAACGGATACTGTGTGTCATCAATGGTGTTGTCAATAATCTTACAAAGTGTGTAAGCAAGATCTTCATACTCCTCGTCAGTGTAATCATCCACTACGATACTGCCCAAAAAGCACAGCGCGATTGTCCCGTCTGCATTCTCCTTGTAAAGCTCTCTTGGGCTTGAGAACGGTTTAGTTGGTAGCAACACCTCTTGCGAGGAACCTAATGCTTTCGCACTAGCTCGGACTATATCACCATCCCGTAAGGATGCCGGACGCTAATCTTGTCTTACGATCTACGCTTAGATCACCAAGTAGTCTCTACACCTTCCTGACAAGATCGTGTCAGGCTTGGCTCGGTATTGCCATCACCATTACGTGTTAAGGTTTCACCGAATTCATCCGGTTATTCGAGATACATTGCTGTATCAAGCTGCCAATTGACAGAGGTTGCTCAACCTGATCTCTTCTTTGAACGGAGTGTGTTTGTTCACATTATTAATGAATGTGATGTAGTTACGCCCAGTGTCCCTACGGGCTTCTACAAGCTGCTTCAGAATACCACGGGCATCTACCACTTTCTTCTTAACGTCACTAGCCAGCACACGTTCATATTCTTTCTCAAAAGCACCTTCATCTTCGCTGTAGAACAGCTCCCACAACTTAGGTGCGTAATAGGGACTAACGCACATCCAAAGCTCTTTCTTAGCAGCTTTCTTCAAGAACAGGTTATTGACCGCAATCGAATAGTCCAGCGTATCAATCCGGTAGTTCTCCGGTGTACGTTGTTGCTTCATTGTAAGCAGTGCATCAACTTCAGGGTCAAGAACTGTATATGTAACTGTACTAGAGCCACCACGAGTTACTTGAGAGTTTGCTGCAACAGCACTAGCAATGTGCTTATAATATGAATGCTTACCAGAGTGAGTCACCATACCACCTTTAACTGGATCTTTGGGTGCTCGTGTGGTCAGCTCAATACCAATACCACTGCGCTGTGCTGTTAGCTTATACGCCACGTCAATAGCCGCCTGAATGCTATCTACATTATCCCCACCGCTCATAACCGCGCAACTGGGGGAGGATTCTAGCAGAGTACGGCTTCCGTTTAGCGTTGGTGTGGGCAAGTTTAACTTCAGGTTACTCAGCTTTTGGTACGCACTAATAACTTCTTGCAAACGATTGTTTTCGTTACGCATCTGGTTCATAGCGACACCCATAAATAACATCTGAGGAGACTCTACGACACCTTCTGACATATTCACTAGGTACTTATCATATAGTTGTTTCAATGTCGCGTATGTGTAAGTGAAATCCTTAGTATGGTCAATTACGTTGTCCAGTTCAACCAGCTCGTAATCTGTGTAGCCCATATCAACCCACCAACCGTTCTCAACAGCTTCTTCATAGAAGTCCTTGAGGGATGGGATCGAAAAGCACTTATACGCCTCCTTATAAATGTGTCCGACAAGAAGTCTAGCTGCCATGCGTGTATGTCCGTCTGTCCGTTTGGACAAGCAGGCGTTAATGAGCGCATTATGTAGATCTACTGTTGTACAACGCTCAGACAGACCACGAACAGCATTGAATACAACAGATGACCAATCAACACCGCATTCCTCAGATGCCCAGCTAGACCATTTGTTCAGGTTGTCTACGTCAAACTCTGCAACAGAACCATCTCGTTTTGTAATTTTGTTGATCAATTCGTTTCTCCTTTATAACTCCCAATATGCTTGTCTGTGTAACAAGCACCATTAGCGTTTTGTAGCTCAACTTGCTTGAGTCTATATTCTTTTGCTAAGAAAAATGCAAGTTCTTCTCCGTATTTACTAGACGAGAATCCTTTAGTGTATTGCTTGCCAGTTAAGAAGTCTGTCCATGTTGCAATATAAACACCGTCAGACGATAGAGCTACACCTTTAAAACCACTTCTATTTGTTTTTCGCATACCGGTGTTAAACGCCTGTTCTTTCTTAGTCACCCATCTCGTATTTTCCGGCGAATAACACTTCTCGAAATCAATCCGCTCTATTGTAGCACCATCAAACCAACTTTCGTACATATCTGCAGCAAAGTTTTCAAAAGATTCTAACCATCTCTCGCAAACGGTTATCCCTTTTGCACCATATTCCTCCCAGCCCATAGCACCTTCTTGGTGACACCTCTTAACCATATCCTTGTAACTGTGATATATGGACTTATTAGATAGCCCGTGTGTTGTAAACCTCTCACGAGCAACCTCCTTCCTATGGCAACCACAGCTAACAGATCTACCACTGGTCAATGAATATTTTGAGACATATTTTACATTACCACAAGAGCATGAACATTTGTAATACACATTCTTGCCTCGGTATTCGGAATCTTCCCCCACAACCCATCTTCCAAAAATATCTCCAGTTTTTACCACATATTTAGGTTTTGGTGCCATTTTCGTACTCCTCAAAAGCAATGCCCCACATCTTTGCCTCCTCAGACCGTACACAATACTCCCAATCATCGAAGTCAATGATAGGGATAGGTAGTTCATACTTTTCAGCAATCATCTGTAGAAACTCAAGACCTGAGTTCTTTTTCAAGTCCTTCTGTCGAATGTCACCAGTGATTACAATCTTACTATGAACACCCTGACGCCCGACAAGACTCTTAGCCACGTCTGGGTCAAGGTCTTCCGCCTCATCAACGATAATGAATGCTCGATCCCAAGATCGTCCTTTAACGTGTTCTAGGGAAAGTTGGACAATTTTCTCATTCCCGACAAACGCCTCAAAATTCCCCAAACCGAGACGTTTTTTCATAGTGTCTGTGACCGGGGCAGTCCAAACTGACATCTTCTGGTCAAGATCACCCTTCAGGAATCCTACTGTTTTACCCTTGCCTTCGTTTGGGCGGGCAATCACAATCATATCAATCTCTTTTGCCAACAACATATCACAAGCAATTACACTGGGGATATATGTCTTAGATGACCCCCAAACACCAGTACAGATCACTACAGGGTTTTGTTTGATTGCCTGAATGTAATCTTTCTGACGGTCATTCATAGGTTTCAGTGGCGTTGTGTCACGGCACACATCTGATTTGGTTTTACGTGTGTTTTTACGATCATGTGTCAAAGATACATACTCCAAGTTAGAATTACGACTCTTCCGTTCCTGCTGACGTACACGATTCTGTCCAGCCATACCCTACATCTCCTTCTGTTTAGTTACACAAGCACCAGCTTACCTTTAATGTCCCCCCTGGTCAAGGCTTCTCTGATCTTGTCTGTATCATATTCTGAATAGCTGACTAGCACACTAGGCGCATTACTGGTTCCCCCTTCAACACCATCTACATGCCAAAACTTCAGACGGCCTTTAAAGAACATCACTGAGTGGGCTTTGTTCCAAACGCTTTCGTGGAAACCAATCGTCTCTGTACGTGCAAAGATAAGTGCTATCCCTGAACCATGCTCAGCTAGTTTATCTAGCCACTTAAATGTCTCTCTACCATAAGGAGGGTTACACCACACCCTGCCGAACCAATCTTCAGTGAGGCCATCTTTAGGATTCTCGGAATCAATCCCCCAATGCTCTTTTGCTGTATCCCAAGGACGCCTCTCTGCCGGACTACAAGGGTCTAGGTCAAACTCTCCAAGACAATCTGTAATGTATTTTGGAGTGAGCCATTCGTCTTTATTGTCCGTGTTTGTGTTAAAATTCTTAGCATTCATCTATACCACCTCCTAAAGAAAGTCGGGACATACATCGTGCCCCGAATACAGCATCCTAAATTGTCCTATCAAACGCCAGTACTACCAAACCCACCTTCACCACGATCTGTCTCATCAAGATCATCCACAACCTCAAATTCTGCCTTCTCATATTTCTGCAAGACAGCCTGAGCAATACGTTCCCCATCCTTAACTACGAATGGCATTGTCCCGCCATTAATCAGGATGACACCAATCTCGCCACGAAAATCAGAGTCAAGGACGCCTCCAATAGCATGTACGCCATGCTTGGATGCCAACCCTGACCGAGATTTGATCTGAACATAATACCCTTCTGGGATAGCCATCGCAACACCAGTGGGGACAACAAGCTGTTCCTGTGGTGCTAGGACAAAATACCCTTTCATGCTCTTGCTCAAATCAGCGTACAAGTCAAACCCTGCTGCACCTTCCGAACCATATGTCGGGATGATTGCATTATCAGTTAGTTTCTTAATCTGTACTTTCACTCAACACTCTCCCTATCAAATTTAACAGGCCAATAATTCTCACACACTACATCGTAATCTCGATCAAATGAATCCCACACCAGATCATACATATACATCGCATAGCTTTGCCTGTGTGGATGTGGTGT